GACCAAGAATGACCCTTTTCTATAATAGTTTCCATACCGTCATAATCATAGATATAATAATCGGTACCCTCTGGTATTTCCACAACCTTTAACTGCGCGCAGAATCCCCACGATTTAGCTCCAAGTTTCTCTACAACATCAACCAATAGTGGATCATGTCTTTCTATTTTCCAAGCACCCCAAAGATCATCTTCTGTGATGCGAGGTTTTTTCGTTGAGAGGTAGTCATCGCGACTTTCCATACCTATATATTTTATTGCTTCAACCGATAAATCAAACCCACCATAATTAGAATTAATAACTACTTTCATAACTTTATTCCTCGATGCTGATTTACATTTTCCACAAACGGATCCTAGTCCGTCTATGTTTCCATCTTCTACCATAGACTCTGTAATGCGTTTACAAATACAGACGTACATTTAACCCTGACACGATACACAATCTTCCTGTGAAGCAAACTCTGCCGTCACACCCTCCAATAAATCTTGACCACTCGGTGTTTCTGCATAGTCTTTCATTGTATTCTGTTCAATTTTTTCAGACAGTACCTCAGTTTTATTTGACGTTTCAGTTCTCAGATAATACAAGGATTTATTGCCCTCTTTCCACGCATTATAATGTACATCATGAAGATATCCCTTATCAACCCCTGCTGGAAAAAATACATTAAGCGACTGTGATTGACAAATATGTTTAGCTCTCTGTCCTCCTAATCGAACAATAGCATTCTGATCAATCTCTATTGCCGTTTTGAATACATCCTTTTCATGATCAGTTAAAAACTCAAGGTGCTGAATAGAACCATTATTTCCAATAATAGAATTCCAAATTGAGTCATTATTTTGTCCCTTTTCGGACAATAACATTTCAAGATATTTATTCTTAATTAAATGTGAACCTGCACGGGTTCTATGTACAAATGCATTTGCTTTAATAGGTTCGACCGAGGGTGATGTGCCTGCAATAGAAGATGAATTAGCATTGGGGGCTATAGCTAATAGGTTGGCGTTACGTCTACCAGTACCCTCCATATCAGGACATTCTTCACGTTCTTCACCTAAAGTCAACGACATAGATACAGCTCTTTCTTTGATAAGTGAGAATACTTCTTCATTCAGTTCTGCAGCAGCTTGTGATTCGAACGGTATAGATTTCTTCATTAATAGATTATGCCAACCCATTGCTCCTATACCAATACTCCTCTCTTGTGATGCTGAATACCTAGCTTTAGATATTTCATCAGGTGCATTATCAATAAAGTATTCAAGTACATTATCTAAGAATACAGTAAGATCTTCTACTAATGGGGAATCTTTCCATTCGTCGTATTTTTCTAAGTTCAATGAGGACAGGCAACATACCGCTGTTCTTTCTTCATTCGTAGGTAATGTAATCTCAATACATAGATTAGAACCTCTCGAGAATAAACCTTTATCCTTTTGTGTTTGCGGATAAGCTTCGTTTGCCCTATCAATAAAATAGATATACGGTTCACCTGTACGATAACGTGTTTCTAGGAGAGTTTCCCATAGTTCCCGAGCCATTACAACTTCCGATACCTTTTTTGTCTTAGGATCAACTAAGTTCCAACGAATACCTTGTTCTACAGCTTCCATAAATGCATCAGGTACATTAACACCATGATGAAGATTTAGGCACTTTCTATTAACATCACCGGTAGGTATTCTCAGGGACATGAATTCCATGATGTCTGGATGTGATATATCCATATAAGCAGCATAAGACCCTTTACGAGTTACACCTTGTTTATATGCAGTCATATCAGCATCAACAGTATGAAGAAAAGGAATTGGACCAGGCGCTATATTTGATACAGATCGAACATCGCTCCAATGACCACCAACACCACCACCTTTCACAGATAACCATCTTAGTTCTGATGTATGATCTATAAGACCTTCAAGCGTATCTGGTACATATCCAAGAAAACATGATATAGGGAGACCTCTAACTTTTTCATTCTTCTCTGGTGCATTAGATAAAATGGGACTGGAGAACATAAACCAGTTATTTATCACATACTTGTAAATTCTCTTAGCGAGGGCTTTGTCTCCTCCAGAGAATGCGTATGATGTTCTTTTGAATGCTTCTTCGGGTTTCTTTTCATGCTCCTTCATGTAATAATCTTTGAGAAGTTTCAGGGATTGCTCACTTAGATCCATTATTTCCCCCGTCTATAGGATTCCATAACACCTCGTCTTTGAGCTGCTGGAGAGAACTAGAATATTCGAGATCTTTAACTTTAACTTTAAGTTCATCGTTTTCTCTTTCTAGGTCTTGAAGTTCTTCTTGCTTATTCATTTCGTGCTCCATCTTATTTAGCGACAGTTAATAAATAATCTCTATATTTATTTTTATCATATTTCGTAAAATATTTTAATAATGAATTATAATTTTTAACTTTATAATTCATAAGCGGCCATAAATAATGTTCCATCTCCTTATCGAATTTTTCAGAAAAATTTACCATTGAATCTAGAATTGTGAGCGTTTCTATTGATACATTAGTCTGAAGTACCAAGGGAATTTGATTTTTCTCGATTACAAATAAATCGTTAAATGAATCTGTAGTATTCATTAATCTGGAAATATCATTTTTAAAGTTATAAAATAGGCTTTCAGTTTTTCCATTCCAGAGCTTTAATTTATCTTCTGACATTTCAGATAAATGCATTCTTGACACATGATCCTTTGATGTTGCTGTATAAATTATATTAGATAAAATGTATTTAAGATATTCAAGGGGTTTATATTGATTAGACAACCGTTGAAATAATACTCTATCCTTTCTATTAATATAATGTTCCGATTTATAAAAACATTTATTCTGCTGCAGCATTCTAAGAAAATCAAATTTATCATTACCAAAATGCGCTCTTAATCCTATATAATAATTACAGGCTATCCATTCATTCCAATTCCCGTTCATAGGGGCAATTCTGGTTTTTTCTTAACACATCTAAGTTTTGATGCTTCGTAGTATATTTTCTCCTTTATGTTGGGGGTTAACATTTTAACCACAGATTCGATTTCGATTTCATTTTTTTCTGCATACCAAGTAATAGTATCTATAAGACTTAGTGTATGTTCTTCTGATAAGTTCTCAATTAATCTAGAAAATTCTTTCGCTGTCTTTAGCATTACATTCTCCTTTTCTTTACATTATATATTATATTCGCAGAGTTGTAAACTCTATTTTCCAACTTTCATTTTAGCTATGAGATACGATTTAATAAATCCAGATCTAACGATGTCATTGAGACCGAATTCTATGCATTTAAATTCTTCCATTAAATTTAAAATACTGAGTAGAATAGAAAACCCTTCTGAATCGGAATTTTTAAGATCCGTCTGATCAATATCACCAGCAAAGATAATTTTAGAATCTTGCCCAACTCTCGTAATAATAGAGTTAAGTTCCCAGAATGTTAAGTTCTGCGATTCATCAACAATTATGATAGAGTTATCAAGGGTGATACCTCTTAGAAATGACGTGCTTAAAAACTGTACAGTTTCCTGATCAACAAGTCTGTTATACAAAGAAGAAAACTCCGAATCAGATTGTTGCTTGAACATATATTTGACCATATTCTTATATGGAGATTGATATAATTCAGATTTTTCCTCAATAGTTCCCGGTAGAAAACCAACATCCCTAGTTGGTACAAGAGAACGAACTATGTATACTTGTTTCTTAGTTGCCAATGCCTCCCTGAGAGCTAGATATAATGTGATAAACGTTTTCCCCGTTCCAGCAGAACCATATAGGAATAAATTTTTATGTTCCTCATATGCCTTCACAGTTTCTCTTTGCGCGTCTGTGATAGGCACTATTTTTATTAAATTCTGTTCGGTGACTGTCATTTTCTTTCTCGATGCCAATTTAATTGTCCTTTAGTTAATTTCCATTGTCGCCTTTGGCGACTTGTTTTTAACTTCCCTTAATATATCCTTGAATTCATTTGGTGTATTTTTTAACGGTGAACCAACACCGGTAACTATTTTAGGCGATCCTATAATTTGAGTAAATTCTCCAGAGGCAACCAATTCTTCCATTCTAGATATTGATAAAAATACTTCAGAAGTAATTCCAGTTTTAATTTCTTTTAATGTATATGTAGGCATTACACTTTACGATATTCCGAGTTCCAATTGAATGCTTCCCTTATCACATTATCTGATAATTTATACTCTTTATATAAACCCTTATCCTTCGCCAAAATTAATAACTTCGCTTCGGTTTCATGGAGACATTCTAGAAGTTCAATAAACATTTGCTCTCTTTTTGGTTTCTTGAGAGAATCATTACCACCTTTAACAAAATGGTATAATGTTGATATCTCTGTGAAAAGAAACTTATGCGATCCATCACCAAGTTTAAAATCCTTTTTGTTGTACGGTACATTCCCCGCGGGCAAAAGCCATTCAATATTTGGATCATACGAAGACTTCACTAATGATCGGAGCTCGGGGGAATCAAACTCACGAAGAGTTTTAATTTTTTTAGCTTTAGTATTTTGATTCCCAGCTTTCTTTAACATTTCGTGCATTGTATATTTCATTATATTTCCTTTTAAAAATTGTCAATTTTAGATATAAATTCTTTAAATCTATTTTCAATAAAATAATTTAATAATTTTGATTTTTTATTTATTACAGAGTTCACATAACTTTCAAGTATAGTATTCTCAATTTCTTTTGGTATTTTATCAAAATCAATTAATAATTCATTTCTCTGAAAATTTCTGAGCATATCCTCATCACAAAACTCTTTTGGGTCTTTACCAAACCAAGAGTCTAATTTCTTTTTGGTAATTGGTGCTTGTCTTCCTCCCTCAACAAAAATATTATCCGCAGATAAAAAATTTGGTACACCATCCCCCTTGTCGCCTCTTATAATATGTTCTCGTAGATAATTAGAAGGAGACATAGGGGGTTTAACTTGTTTTTTGGTAATTGGGGAATATTGTGATATCCAATTGTATCTCTGAAGTTGAAAATAATCTTTGTCCGAAGATATGATAAGGCTTTTATCTTGAATATGCTTAGATAAAATACCTATGACATCATCCGCTTCAGCATTTTCAACCTCAATACATTTGAAAGGGAAATATTCGGTTAAATCTAATTTTGTTGCATCTATAACTTTATATATAGATTCCCAATCTATTTTTGTTTCTTCTTTCCTCGACTTTCTACGACTTGCTTTATAATATTCAAATACAGATCTTCTCCAATTCTTCTTTGAGTCGAAACACAATATCATATCCCCATACTTTCTCTTATTTTTCATGTAGGATAAGAGAGTAGAATAAATCATGAATTTATATTTATTTTCATCTAACTCATCATTATAAGACAGATATACCATTGCGTTGGCAATAAACATCTGACTCGCATCAATATAGATCATATCATTCCTCTATAATTTCATCAACTTCTAAATTATCACTGCTACAAAAGGGGCAGTGGTTAATTGTATATACTACTGGATCAAGTGAATGTGATATTTTAAAACTAGCATCACAAGAATCACAGAGATAGTAGCTATTTAAATCCTCCATTATATTCTCTTCCATTCCGTTAATTTTAATTTAGCTCTCATTCCACAATATATATTATCATTTATAATATTCTGAATTTCAACACCATTTAATATATATTCATTTATATCTTTACCAATTATTTCATGGGGTATTAAAGAGATCCTAAATCCGAGATTAATAAATTTTTCAATATTATTAATAATAGTTTTGTTTCTTGGTTCCTTGTCGGGTATTAAAATGCATTTTTCTCTTGGGACTACAGCTGTCACTCTCGACAAATTCGAATTATTTACAGCAATTGAATTCGAAAGGAACATAGAATCTATGGCACCTTCTACAATATATATATCGTTTTTTAAATCGACTTCGCGAAGCCCATAGAAGAGTTGTTCCTCTGTATAAGAAACATTTGCATATCTTAATCCACTCGGATTCAGAGCTCTTCCAGTGAATCCGGTTAATTTACCATCCATATTATAATACGGAATAATAAGTCTTTCATCTTTTATATTTGACTGAGAGTCTAATTTATTAAATTTATCTATATAGAAAAGAGAATCGTATTTTTTCTTAGGGATTTTTCTCGACTCTACATATTTTATAGCGATATGATTTGAGGGGAGTTCGGACAAAGAAATCGCAGACTTTTTGAGAGGGTTTGTATTAAATACAGGTCTCGAAAATTTAAATTCCTCAATGTTTGGTTTCCTAACATCTTCGGTGGATTTGAATTTTTCGAAATAATATTCCCTCGAAAGATTGGTGTCAATCTCATCGATAAGGGAATAAAGGGATTTAGATATGTTACAATTGTGACAGTAATAGAACGATTCTTGTTTTTTTTCTATTATCCATCCACGAGCCTTGGTTTGAGATTTCTGTGAATCTCCACAAAAAGGACAACGGAAATTGTACTCTGTTATAGATTTTTTCTTAAATCTATCGAGTCGGGGTGATAGGAGATTAATATATTTTAGATCAATATAGTTCATAATGTAATTATACCACAAAAACTTCGAGTTGCATAATAAAA